GAATCAGCCTCTTGCCTCCCCCCATGCTAACGATCCTGGTCATGGTGACCGCTCCATCTGGCTGCCGCTCACTGTGCAGGATTGCCTCTCTAACTCTCATTAGTTCTGACCTCCTTTCTTATATCAGTGCCCCCAGGGAATCGGGGACTGGCTTGTCGGCTTTCTGGTAATGTCGGGCTAAATGCCTGGCTGCCGAGATGATATCCTCGGGGTCGGCCTGGACTCTCTCCCCGCGGTAACCGCCTCTCGATAGAGCTGCCACCGCTGCCGGCATGCGGTCCCAGTCCACGGTCTTCTCGATGTTTAGCCTGCCCTGGAGGGCCCGGAAGATGGCCTTGGTGTGATGGGGAAGCTTCCAGGTGTCAGGATCATCGGGGTCACCGACGATGGCGAAGGCTTCTTTGGGTAGGCCTTCTTTGGTGATGTCTTTACTCATTGTTTCCTCCTCCCTTAAACGGTAAATACTGCGATTACTGCGGCGTCCCGGGGATTTCCTTCGGGAATGACCAGGATGACATACCTGCCAACCTGCATCTCGACTGAGGCTATATTTCGGGCAACAGCGATGCCATCGAGGTAGGTTGTTAGCGAACCGACGAGCTGCACACCCGCCTTGTGGGTGGGGCTGTCGAAGGTCTTCAGGATGCCGAGTTCTAACATCGTTCTACGTTCTAGGTTCTACGTTCTACGTTCAATCAGTGTAGAACTCCTTTGAGATGATTCGGCTTTTGAGGGCTTTGAGCTTCTTCTCGTAGCGCTCGAGCCTCTCTTTGCCCCACTTCAAGAAGTTGATGGTGGCCCACTTGCCTGCAATGGTGGCCTTGTCAACGGTATAGACCGATGCCGATGTTGCCAGGTAACCGGTAGCTCCCAGGACAATGATTTCCTCGAACTGGGTGGGGATGGTGGACGTCTCGGCATCGAGGGTGTGTTCCTTATACCACTTTACCCGGGCATCGCCTCCGTCGCCTTCGTCGCTCATCTGGATAGTGTCCTGCCAGATTCTGAACTTCTGGTAGTGGCTGGGGTTCTCTCCGATCGGGAACTCAATGGACTCCATCCTGATAAGGCCTGACAAGCTGGAGATATCGATGTCCCTTGAGCTGTCCACGGTAGCGATATCGTCCTGCTGCTGTATGGGGGCTACTATCGAGAACTCCCGGACCGCCCTCTCGATGGCTCCCTCCACCTGGTCGTCTGTCCACCGATAGTTAGCCTCATCCTCGTCCTGTACGTCCTCCCGGACTCTCGCTGTCATTGCTGTTAGATCCATAATCTCACTCTCTCCTTCCCCAGCCCTCGATCTCGCTTGGTAGTGGCTTTAGAAGTTCATCCAGGGAAAGATGGCCACCGTTCTTCAGGCGTTTCAGGGCTTCAATGCCTAGCTTCAGGGCTTCCCGCCCATGCGGGGAATGGTTGAAAGCAGGTGAGTGCTGCCAGATGCCTAACTCTCTAATAGCTTTGTCTATGGTCATGCTCCCTCCTTGTTAAGTTCATAAACTCATCCTTCCCTTATTACACAATGTGTAAAGGTGTCATTTAGTAACTAGAGGGAGGGGGAGGTCGATGTCCCCCTCCCCCAGGCACAGGAGGTTATGAAATGTCTGCTGGCCGGTGCGATCCTTGTGGACCAAGAGGACTTCTCCGGCTGGTTCATCAATAACCAGCGTATCAGTGGTGCAAACGTTGCCTGCTGTATCAAAACGGGTGCACAAACCGGGATACAGGCCAATGGGACGTATCCTCTCCTGAAGCCCGCGGGCCCGCGCCAGCAACCCTCTACTCGGAATGAGGGCAGGCTTCATTTAGCCTCTCACTCCTGTCATCATGGCCGCTTTCACGGTGGAAAAGAGGGCAAGCGACACATACCACTTCACCCTGGTCCTGGTGGCGTCCTTGGTCTCCAGAGAGCCAAGCCGTTCCACCTGGAGCATCTCGGGGCTCGATAACCCACACACGCCACCCTCGCCCATCTGGAAGGCGAAGATAGCCGAACAATCGGTCGACGTGCCGACGGTGTAGTTGTCCTTGATCCAATCGGAGACGGCTATCCGTATGCCGTTATAGAGCTGGATCTGCTCCATGAACATCCCTGGTCGGGTCTCAAGGACGGTACCTGAGGCCCTGATTAAGGACTGGACCTTCCTGCGGGTCCTCTTGCTCATCAAGAGCATATCGGGCTTACCGCCTCTGACCAGGTCGATGAGCTTATCCAGGTTGTCGAGGGTAAGGGTCGCACCGTTAGCTCCCGTTCCCAGCCAGTGACCGTACTTACAGGTCCAGGTGACCTGGTCGTCAACGACGGTGGCTCCCTCCTGAGTGGGCCAGGTAGGCTCGGTAGTGGCATGAGTCTTTTTATCACCGGCTGACGCCGTGCACTCATACCGGAAGCCGTTCTCGAGGCCTTCGGTGGGGACAACGATATCGCCCACCTCTGTGACGGTATCGGCTACCCAGGCTGTGTCCGAAAGCAGGACATAGAGCCCTGACGGCTGCTCACTGGCACCCGTCCCGTTCAGGAAGATATTCTCGAACTCATGCTGCATCGCCTTGGCCTTCTGCTCGATGACGGCTGTCTCAAGGTCCTGGACGTTACTCCTGGTTGACTTAAGGAAGTTGTCGACATCGGCGTCTCCGCCAAGGATCTGGAGGGTAGCGGTCACCTGCTCGAACTCGGGCTCGGACTGAGTCCATGTACCGGTAACAGGCGCATACCACCCCACACCGGGCAGCGTCTTCTCACGGTTGTATTTCAGACTGGTACCGACAATCTGAATGAAGGGCAGTTCCTGCAAAATCGGGCTGTCCTTGATAATGGTCTCGATGATGCCCTGCAGCAGGACATCGGTAGACAGTTTACTTGCTTCTGCTAGAGATATACTCATTAGCTAGTTCCTCCTTTTTGTTGAATTCCAGCGGCGATTTTGTCCTTAGGGGACATTCCCTCGAGGGAGATGGCTCCTCTGGTTGGAGCTCCTGCAGGGACTTTGGCTGCCGCAGTTTCCGACTCCAGGGTCTTCTTGACCGAGGCTACCAGGCCTTTGCCTTTCTCGACTGAAGCGTCGATCTCAGCGATGGTCTCACCAGTGATAATGTCCTGGGGAACCTGGGGATTGGAGGCTTTGGCCATGCCGAGGTACCTGGTGACGGCCTGGTCCCTGGCTTCCTTCACCGCAGCGAGCTCGGTAGCTGATGCCTCGCTTCCCTGCTTCGCTTCGCTTAGCGCCGCCTCGAGCTCGGCGAGCCTGGCGTCCTTCGCGGTCATGGCTTCCTCCAGGGTGGTCTTGGCCTTCTGCTCCTCCTCGAGCTGAGCCTTCACGGCGTCGAGCTCCTGGGTGGTGGACACGTTGTCCTGGGTTGCTGGAGTTCCTGGAGTTTCTTGAGTTTCCTTGTTGTTGGCTTCTGCCATAAATTCCTCCTCGTTATTGACTTATTATTCAGGCACTTCCATCTCAGCGGCAACCGCTCTCTCTCTCGCTCCGCCGCGAGTTGACTTTGCCCTAAAGTCCTCATTCATTTGCAGGATTCTCCCCCTCTCCTCAAGCCACCTGGTGAACTCCTCGTCGGGGTCGATGATCCCCATCTCGTCCATGGCCGTCCTCCGGGAATGGACTCCGGCTTGAACGAGGAGCTGCTCGTTCTGAGCCTGACGCTGAGTATCCTGGGGAAGTACCGGACCCCACACTACACGGTGGGTGATGCCTTCCGGATTCTCATTCATATATTTCTGGGCAAGCTTCAGCATCATCTCGGCTCTAAGGTGATAGGCGTTGGTCCTGATGGTCCTTTTGCGGGTGACCTTCTGAATTAGACTCCCCAGCTCAATCTGCATGGCTGTACCCGACAGCTCCTTCTCCACGCCGCCATAGGCTGCCCTGGGCGTCTCGGAGATATCGTGAAGGCAGCGGTAGATCATGTCGATGTAGTCGATATGGAGCCTGATGCCGCCGCCCTGGAGCAGGTCTAACAGGTAGGCTTTGGCATCCTCGGGTATGGTCCACACCGCCCCCGGCTGGACCTGGATATCCTCTGCTTCGCCGATGTTCTCGAGCACAGCGATGGGGTTGCCTGACAGCTCGAGGATGCGGGACAACTGGCTGACCGCCCGGTTCAGCTCCCGCTGCGGCTGCTTGATTGAAGGGATATCCGAAGTCCCCCAGAACTGTTTAGGCTCCCTCAAGTTAGGGAAGATGATAAACGGGATGAAGCCGTAGGGGTTTGGCTTTGACTGTATGCGGTGGTTATCCAAGAAGAGCTCGAAGTCCTTGCTTGTCCACAGCTCGGTAATGGTGGCTGCCTTCTTGGTGATGGCTACTCCATAGAGCATATTTACTTCGTCCTGGGTCAAGGTATATCTCGAGGCCACTCTCCACACGTTGGACAGGTCATCACCAAGCCACCAGGCGTAAATGCCGGCGATATCTGGAGCGGTGACTTTGATGCGCTTCTGGTCCGGGTCCCAGATGACCTTATAGCATCCGTCGCCCAGGATAGCGGCGTCAATCTCGGTCTCCCAATCGAGCTGCTGGAGGTTGTTGGCTTGATAGACGTCCCTGATTAGCTGCTCTGCATGGACAACCTTCTCCTTGAGCTCGTCGGTGTTCTCTGTCGGGTAGCAGGCGAAGGTCAGTCCCTGCATTAGATAGCTGGTGACCTTATCGATGGCCACCTTGGCATAGTTAAATACGAGTTGGCGGTTTCTGCCCGTCTTCTCCCACTGGCTGCCGTTGTAGAAATTGAGGTTACCGGTATAGGCTGCCAGCCTGTTGGTGTCTAATCGGGCTAACTGTGAAGGATTGAATTCATTCATCTCTGAAAATTCCCAGGTGCCTCACCGGAAGATTGCTTCGGCACGTTGTGCCTCGCAATGACAAAAAGGGGAGTGTCGTTGCTACTGTTCTCATTGCCATTGCGAGCCCCTCTTTAGGTGTCATTGCGAGCGAAGCGCGGCAATCTCGGCGGGGTATGAGATTACTTCGTCGTCCGTCAAGTGACGGACTTCCTCGCAATGACATAAGGGGGATGTGCCTCGCAATAGCAGGGGAGTACAAATTGCAAATACTAAACAATATGGAATGACTAAAGTCCCCATGACCAAAAAGGTTTTGAAGTTTGAATTTAGAGTATCCCATATAAGTTCATATGAAAATCCCTCAAAATCCCCCTTTAGAAAAGGGGGACTAAGGGGGATTTGACATTCCTGTCTTGACCGCTTTGAGCCCTCGCTGCACCGTCCTCACGCTAACCTGGAATATTCGGGCAATCTCCTCATTGCTTTTCCCTTTCTTTTTCAGCGCCATCATCCTCCTTGCCCTCTGGGTCTTCAGGAATTTCTCCTTTCCCCACGGCTCTTCCTTGATGCAGTAGGGGAAGGGGCAGGTAAGACAATGCGGCCATAGCTCACAGCCTTCGTCTTCGTAGGGGAAGTCCTCGGGCAATAAATCCCAGATGCTTTGTGGTTCCGTGTCGATTCTTTCGCTTTCTGTCATTCTGTCCTCAAATTGCTCCGAGATTGCTTCGTCGTCCCTCACTTCATTCGGGATTTCCTCGCAATGACACAAGAGGAGTCATGCAAGCCCTTTTTCATTTTTAGATGTAATTACGGCTCTTTTCTATGGTCATTGCGGCTTCCTTATTGTCATTGCGAGCGAAGCGTGGTAATCGCGGCGGGGCATGAGATTGCTTCGTCGTCCGTCAACTGACGGACTTCCTCGCAATGACAGGAGGGGGGTGCACCTTGCGGTGACGGGAAGGTGGTCGATTATCACGTCGCAATATTAGCACTACAGTTCTAGAAAGACAAGGGAATTTTGTCACCCTTCACTGCATCGTAATAAGAGGTATATTGACATCGAGAAGCAAGCTGGTATAATTGTGCGTAGTGTGCGTTAATAATTGAATATGTGGGCTTGACAAGAGTTCAAGTTATGTTTACAGTTTACCCCAATAAGATAAAGGAGGTGATGCCTATGGAGCAGCCCCGAAGGAATGTGCGCGCGTCATTGCGAGCCGAAGGCGAAGCAATCTCGCCGGGAAAGCAATGACAGGTGGCAGTACCTGAGGGAGAAGTAAAAAGTGTGTATGAGGTACAGCAAGGTTTACTGGAAATACACGATAACCAAACCACGGCTGAAGGGGTCGACTTTTAGCCGAGGTTTAGATAGTGGTTCCCAAAAGTTCGATGAATTTTTGGGGAAAGGTAATAAGGAGGATTAATGGATAAAACAATAGATAACTGGTCTAGAAGAGCCTTTTATTTAGTCATCGCTATATTAATGACTTTAGGCCTGCTTCTAGCGCCAGCAATGGCTCCACAGGCTAATGCTGCTGAGGTGAATGCCGAGTGGGACAAGGTTGGCACGCCGTACACCGATGACTGGACGGTTGCCCCGTACTCCGACATCATCGTGCCTGCCTCGATTCCCGGCGGTACTGTCATCTATGTCGTCGGGACGGGTTGGGACGACAACGAGCTTACGACGAACCTGAGTGACTACAATCCCAGGTTCTGGAAGTCCGACGACAGCGGCGTGAGCTGGGATGACCTGGCCGACAACGTCTGGGATGCCGACGGTCTGCCGGCAAGCTTCAATTCGGGCACGAGTTACTTCAACTATGTTGCCTGTGGTCTCGATGACTCCGACTTCGTCGCTGTTGCCGTGGCTGACACGAGCTCTGCCTCTGGTTCTACTGATTATTGCAACATAATTCAGGCAGTGGTCATCTCGGATGATGGCGGCGACAACTTTGCGTGGACCGGGGACATAAGCGACGGCGCTGCTACTCTCAACTGCGCTCTCGACATGAAGGTGTCGTATGAGGCTGATGGCAAGCGCAACATCGCGCTGGGTGGTGTTGGAACCAACGTAACTTGCCCGACTGGTCTGGTGTTCCGCTATGAGACCGGTGGTCTAACCGGCGGTCGCTGGGTAGAAGCTTCAGCCTATGATGGCTGGGACGACAATGGTGGCATTACCAGCCTGGCGGTTACCAGGATAGCGTTCGCCCCGAGCTGGCTTGCCGATAACACGGTACTGGCGGTAAGCCACAGTGCTACCAACACCTATCTTCAGTCAGGAACTTGGGGAAACAGCAAATACTGGAATGACCCCGCTGGCTTTGAAGATGCTGTGGAGATACTTGGTGCTGACGGGGGCATGTGGTTTGCCTTTAAAGGTTCAGCGGCAGGACTTGCCCTGCCCACGGACTACGAGGGCAGGCATGCCAATACTCGCTACGCCTGGGTGTATGTGGACAACGTTAACACAACCATAGGTGGTGTCATTTACAGAGTGGTGAACGGCGACGCTCACCTCCTTGGACCGATGGGCCAAATTTCCAACAATCCCTGGCTGGCGACCATCTCCTACTACGGAACTATTGATGAAGGCAAAGCCATAGCTGGGTTGATGGGCAATGGTGTTGGATCTTATACCGACTGCTGTGAAGGCGTCCAGGTTTACCGCAACGATGGCATTTCCAATATGGACATCTGCTGCGAGCGGTGGAGCGAGGCCTGCAAGCCGCCCACAGGGAACATGGCGGCTCTGGTTGGCTATGTGCTCCCCAACAAGGCTTATGCCTTTGTCGGTGGCGTTTTCGGTCGCTTTGGCCTTGGGGAAGGTGCTGTCTCGTTCAGTAAGGATGACGGCGATACCTGGAACCAGATCGGACTGGTGGACACCTATATCAACTACCTGTCCGATGTTGCCAAGTCTCCAGACTGCAACAAGACCTGGGTGGTCAGCGTTAATAACGAGGGGGGAGAGGTCGGTTGCGAGTGCGACAGCGTGTGGCTGAATGCTGACCCACTGCCCGAGGCTTCGGAATACAGCGGTGCCTGGGTAAGGGAGTGGTGCGATAAGCTTACCAATAATGCGGCTCTCAACAGCGCACAGACTCCTGAGATGGGTCTGCTGAGGCTGGCTCCCGAGGAAACCGAGGAAGCGTTAACCGTTTACGTGGTTGACCGCGGCAACAAGACAGTTTACTACGATGGTAACGAAGGTCTGGGCTGCTGGGAACAAGGAAGCTCGACCGTTGATGAGATTTCCGATCTAGCTGTCCAGGACGAAGCTACCATCTATGCCCTGGGCTTTGATGCTAAGGTAGCAGTTTCCGATGACCATGGTGCTACTGCTTCATGGAGCAGCACGATGGACAGCAAGGTTGACGTGGGGCATACCATTGCCGTGCTTGGCGAGGGGAATGTCCTCGTTGGCGGTGCTGACGGCAAGGTGAGCTACTCCGACGATGACCTGGACACCTTCAATGATGCCGAGGCCAGCTTCACCAAGCTGGAGGATGGTCTTGGCGCTGGCAACGTCCATGTTGCCTTTGACAGCTACTTTGACACCAACAGCGTGGTCTATGCTGCGGTGGGGCAGGAAAGTCCCGCTAATGTCGCTGACAACAGCATTTACCGCTGGACTATTGACACAAGCACCAGTTGGGAAGACCTTGGTGCATGTGCCGGTGCTGCTACGCCAACTGAGGCTCAACTCGGCTACTCGCCTCCTTCATGCACTAAGGTCCATGTTGGCTACTACGGCATAGTCCTCAGCAGCGCTGAGGGCAATCCTGAGACCGATGCCACCACTGGCGGCGTTCTTTATGCTGCCTTCTATGATGCAGCAGGCAATGTCACCGGTGTAGCTCGGTGTCTCAATCCCGCCGAGGATGTAGCCTGCGGTGGGCAAAGTTGGGATTACCTTATTGAGGATACGGCTGACCATCATGGAGCATTCACGCTTGAGCCTTCCAGCTTGAAGATCTGTGGCTGCCTTACTCCGGATACCAATGCCAAGCTGTGGGCCATCGATGACGACCACTACTACAAGTCCTTTGCCAACGCCAACAGTATAGCCGAAGACAAGAGTGTTGGTCGTCTGTGGACCTACGAGGACTGCTATGCCAAGGCAGCTCCGACGCTTCTTTCACCTGCAGCTGATGCTGTGGTAGATGCCGACCCGTGCTACTGCTGGAATGATGCTTTCACGCTGAAGTGGGACAGGCAGTGCGATGCCTGCTCCTACAACCTGCAGATAGCTTATGATGAGGACTTCAATGAGGTGCTAATCGACATCAGTGGCAAGACTGCTAGTTGCCTTGAGAATGACTACGACCCACCCAGCGGCACCAGTCCCAGCTACGTTGTTGCGAATATGGCGCTGGGCACAGGCAGCTGTGGCACCAAATTCTACTGGAGGGTTCGCTCTGCTGATGCTGAGACTGGTGAGATAATTCACAGTCCGTGGTCAGCGGTACGGAGCTTCACCGTTGCCGTTGGCCCTTCAGCTGCGGTAACGTTGACCAATCCCAGCAATGGCGCCATTGGCGTATCGGTGAGCAATATCCCGTTCACCTGGGATGCTGTTGCCGATTCCACAAGCTATGAGTTCAGCCTGGTGAATGCTGCGACTGGTACCGATGTTGTATCAGCGACTTCAGTATCAGGGACGACTTACACCTATACTGGCACGCTTGACTATGACACTTCTTACTTGTGGACGGTAAAGGCGTTTAAGGATACTACGGCGTTTGGTGACGCTACGGCGACCTTCACCACAGGTGCGGAGGGAGTTGTACCGCCGGCACCGAGTACCCCGGCATGGGTGTGGGTGATTATCGCCATTGGTGCTTTATTGGTGATTGTTACCCTGGTGCTTATCTTCCGAACACGAAGGGTGTAATAACCCTTCCCACCTGACCTCGCCCTTGAAGGGAGAGGAATAAGGTAAGGGTGAAGATAGAAGGGGGGCGTCGAGCCCCCCTTCCCCTTTCCCCGCCACTGCCGGAAAATCCTAAATCCAAAGCACTAAATCCTGAACAAATCCCAATATCTAAATTCAAAGCTCAAAACCGTTTTAGTCATTTGGGTTTTGGTCATTTGATATTGTTTAGTATTTTGGATTTAGGATTTAGAGTTTACTTTTCCTGGGATTGCCGCGCTGCCCCCTTTGCTGCGCTCGGGGTTTCAGCTCACCGCAATGACAGGTGGAGAGGGCCCGCAATGACACTCTCCCTCTTGTCATTGCGAGGCACACTAGTGCCGAAGCAATCTCGAAGTTAGCAACTATCAGCCATCAGCCATCAGCTAGCCGCTGGTTACCAATTACCAATTACCAATTACCAATTGCTGATTACTGACTGCTGACCGCCAGGATAGCAATAAGACGAGGAAGTTGTTATAATTCCAGCGTGTTGCCTGCATATTCAGTGTGACACAGGAACCTGGTAAAGGAGAAAAGAACTACGGAATGAAGTTACTACGCTGCCTGATCATCGCCCTCGCCATCTGCCTGGTGGCTATCCCGGCGCTGGTTACCCCTGTCCAGGCTACCTCGGAGAAAGTCTCCCTTTCACCAGACGAGGGCTGCGTGGGAGATAAACTAACGGTTAACGGCGAAGGTTTCCATTCCGGGGAAAGGGTTGACGTTTACTATGATGACGTGCGACAAGATAGCGCAAGTGCATACTGGGGACAGCAGTGCCCCCACGGGTTCTTTGACCTATCTTTTAACGTGCCTGAGTGCTGCCAGGGATACCACGAGGTTTATGCTGAAGATGCCAGCGGCAGAAATGCCATGGCACATTTTGTGGTTAATCCCGGAATAACCCTGGAGACGAAGTCGGGGCATACAGGGGATAGTGTAGAGGTAAGCGGAGGCGGCTTTCCCTCCGAGGCAACCGGCATTAGCATCAGGTATTACCTCGATGATGATTCCTATGTTGACTTCCCGGTCACCACTGATGCTGACGAAGATGGCAGCTGGGAAGAAGGCTTCTCCGTGCCTGCTTCAGCAAAAGGGGTGCACATGATAGATGCCTACTATGACGATGATAAGCACACTTTGAGCGATGTTAGAGAAGCCAGTTTCGAAGTCCAGCCAATAATAACGTTGAATCCGGATTCGGGCTGCGCCGGCGAGATTATTGCCGTAAGCGGGACTGGCTTTGGGGCTGTAGACGACATCGAGTTAAAGTATGATGGTCAGAAATTGGGCGAATACTACGCCGATGAAAATGGCAGTTGGGGTGCGGTAAGCTTTACCATACCCGAGGGCAGCAAAGGCAGTCACGTTATTGAAGCCTTTCATAGCGGCTCCTTCACGGCGATTGCCTCAGCTACGTTTACTCTGGGGGCGGGCATAACGCTACAGCCAGCAACGACCCCCCACTCACCGGGTCATGTGGGACAGACTTTCGATGTTACCGGTAAATCTTTCGACCCCAGTGTCGCGGTAAGTATCAGCTATCAAAACGAGACATCTAATGTCTTCTCTGATGCTGTGGGCGATGTTCACGCGGTCACATTCACTGCCCGGGGAAGGCATGGCGAGCAATATGTCAATGCCAGCTATAACGGCGAGACTGCTCCCTCGGCGATCTTCTATATGGAAGGGACTCCACCCGATGAGTCGGTACTCAACTCGCCCGTTGATACCAGGACTGGCCTCTTCGGCAGCTTTCTGGGCAGGGCATCCCCGACATTTAAGTGGTCAAATGTAACTGACCCCAGCGGAATCGCCAGCTACGATTTAGAGATATATGGCG